GGATTCGTCTCTATTCGCAGCTCCTTAGGAATGATAGCACCTTTCCTAAGAAGTTGTGCACGCATAAGTCTCGGATTACCGTGGTCTGGGTAGTGCTGAAAACCCTTCTCACCAAAATCAATATTTCGTTTATTTGGTAACGTTACTCTATATTTATGTGTAATGGTAGGACTTGGTTGTAATACGACGTGCATTAATAGAATATAAGGAAAAAATATCATATATATTCATGCTTGAGTACACATCACTCGATGGTACCATTATACAGGTGGGTCAGAATGCAAAAGAAAATGATGAACTTACAGTCTCAAGTAGTCCACAGTATTGGTGGATGCACGTAGCTGGATGTTCGGGGGCGCATGTAGTTGTATGTCATGAAGGGGAACAACTACCAAAGGAGACTAAAAAGGATGCGATGGTCCTAGCGGTACATCATAGTCAAGCACCCGCGACTAAGATGTCATGTGTTGATCTCACTAGGGTTGAACATGTAATGTGGATGCGCCAAGCTGGGAAAGTCAAACTCACTGGAGAAGTTATGGAACTTACAATTTTTATGAGAAGAGAAAAGGAACGACTCGAAAGACTATTAAACACCAAGTAATTTCTTTGCACGTAGTTGTGCGAAACGAGTGGGTCCAAGTCTGACTCGCGATTCTAATTCTTGGAATTCATCCCATTTACCCGCCCTATGAATAAGTGTCTTCGTACGCGACTGCATCTTTGAAATGGGTTTTCCCTTGAGTATACGTTTACGGGCTTCTTCTATAGTCTTATCATTGATGCTGATTGTTTTGGATCCCAGATTCATAGCTCTTTGCTGTTCATCTGTGAGCACTCGTTTTTCAGACGCTTCCAACTTTGCTGTGAGGTCATCTATAATGGTTTTAAGACTGGAGATGTGCGATTTTTGCTTCTTCATCTTCAAATCACTTGATCTATTCCTGAGTTCATCGCGTTCTTGTTCAAGGGCCTTAATTATGACCCGTTGCTTTTTGATTTTTAGATTTTTCTTCTTGACGACCCTATCGATTTCGGGTCCAAGATCGATCGTGAACTTGGACGCCTTACGGGTTCGTGAGGAAGATTTAACCATTTTACATAAAAATATATTTACACCCTTTTAACTTAGTTGCCAAACGCGACGCCACCCATACCTTTCTGGATACGGAGGATGTTATAATTTACCGCGTACACACGATGAAGACCGTTACCACCGGTGGGTGAGGTTACAGTGAGCTTAGCGTTATCAATTCGGGAAAAGTTTAGTGTGCCTGTGGGCTGTGTCTTGCTTAGGTTTACACAGAAAGGCCAAGTGAAAGTGGGAAGATCCTCGAGAATGTCATCTGGGAGATCTGTACTGTGCATCTCGGGTACAACTGTGTGATGATACACCGCGGAAGTGTCCTCGAACAAGGCTACACCGTTAATGTAAAGGGAAGACTTACCGAACGAGTATTCAGTGTCCCAGTCATCTCCAGCCGCCTTACCGGATACGAGGTGAAGGGACTTGACGGGGTGGTTGAAATAGCTGAGATCAAACTCAGTATCACCGCTGTTAGCTAATTGGTGTTGAGTCTGTGTGATCAGAATCTCGTGTTCATTATCAACGAAAAAGGAACGCTCATCTGTGTCTAGGTAAATGTAGTTACCCCAAACTTGGGGGCTACCCGCTGGTGTGTAACCGTCGCGGCACTTAATGCGAATCTCCACATCGTGATATTGGAGGGCCACTAATGGGAGACACTTGGTCCAGTCTTCACCGAAGAAGAATGGGATCATATAGTGATCACCGCCGTGGTTCGCCTTCTTATTGTTAGTTGTGATAGCACACGAAGCCTTCGCCGCAGAATCACGGAGGAGGGGGTTGTGTACACCTTGGATGAAAAGGGAGTCGAGTTGAGACACCTTCTGACCACCGATCCACAGACTGAATTCAGTAGGACCCGACGCACCCGCGGAGAACAGACCGTTAGAGTTCGTTTGGATATTGGCGATATTGGTATCCTCGATCCAGATGTAACTCATGAGGTCACCCTTCGAACGAATGGGGATGGTAATCTCATTGTTGGCACCGAATGTACCGATGTAATCCATACGCTCGGGCTTCATTGCGAAGTTAGTATGGCGTTTATAGTTTTGTCGAAAAAAGCTAACCTCAGGATCGCCAGTGATGAATACATCCTGGGCACCTACAGACACGAGCTCTATTAAAGCGGCTGACATTTATTAATAAACGATATTAAAATTTTGGCTCAAGATATACATAAGCGATGGTGATTTTTCAGGCCTTGACTTGGGAAGCCAGAGATGTTGATGATGAACATTTAGTGAGTATATTTGGGAAAACCCAGGAAGGTAAATCGGTGTGTGTTACCACTGCATTTACACCGTACTTTTTCGTTAAGTTTCCTAAAGGTGCTACACAAAAGACGGCGCAGGAAATATTCGACGTCCTAAATAGAAAATGTCCTGAATGTCTTGTTTCATATTCAGTCATGAAAGCTAAAGATGTTTGGGGGTTTCAGAATAGTGAAGAGTTTGCGTACATGAAAATTGATTTTGTAAATTTAGCGATGAGACGACGTGTTGATTACTTTCTAAAAAATGCATTAAATATTTCATCTGGGGCGGTAAAATTAAAAGTATATGAATCAAACCTAGACCCCGTGCTTCGCCTGATGCATAGAACTGGTATTCAATCTACCGGGTGGCTTGATACGGGTGATCAGTGTATTCGTTCACATCTCGCGAATGTAGATATTGATTTATTTTGCAATAAGTGGAATACACTCAAACCCGTGAATAGAGATGATATCGCCCCATTTGTTGTCGCATCATTTGATATTGAATGTAACAGTTCCACTGGTAAATTTCCAGATCCACACATAATGGGTGATGCATGTTTTCAGATTGCCGTTTCACTCTGTAAATTTGGTGAAGATGAACCATACGAGAAGGTTTGTCTATGCTACAAAAAAACCGAAGGTGATGATATTGTGAGTTTTGATACAGAGAGGGAAATGCTCGAAGCTTTTCAAAAATACATGCAAAAAAAGGATATTGATATCATCACGGGGTGGAACGTCTTCGGTTTCGATTTCAACTATATTCACACGCGTGCACACTTACTGGGATGTAACCCCGATTTTTTCAGACTTGGAAAATTGAAGGATCAGATTTGTGAGATTTCAATTAAAAAATTGAGTTCGAGTGCTTTAGGTGATAATACATTGAAACTTCTTCCAATGTCCGGTCGGTTTGTTTTTGATTTATTCCATGAAGTTAAGAAGGGCTATAAACTCGATTCGTATAGTCTAAATAATGTCTCCAAATTGTACCTCGGAGATCAAAAGATTGATATGCCACCAAAAGAAATGTTTGCTCGATTTACAGAAGAAGATCCTAAAAAACTTGGAGAAGTCGCAGAGTATTGTATCAAGGACACACTCCTCCCACATAAACTTATGAGGAAGATGTGCATCTTACTCAATCTCCTAGAGATGGCCAAGGCGACATGGGTACCCCTATGTTTCCTCGTAGAGCGTGGGCAGCAGATTAAGGTTTTTAGTCAGTTGACTAAAAAGGCTCGAGAACTAGGATTTATGGTACCGACGATTCGATGGGGTGCTATACCCGAAGAACCCTACGAAGGTGCAACTGTACTTGACGCTCAAAAAGGAGCCTATTATACACCCATCACAGCCCTGGATTTTGAAGCGCTGTATCCGAGTATCATGATGGCCCATAATCTATGTTACTCTTCATATGTTATGAACGAAAAAGACTATGGGAATGTTCCCGGTGTCACATACGAGACGTTTAACATTGGTAACAGAACGTATAAATTTGCACAGAATGTTCCGAGTCTTTTACCAGCCATTCTATTGGAGCTTAAACAATTTCGTAAAAAGGCGAAGAAAGATATGGCGGCCGCGACGGGTGCAATGAAAGAAGTCTATAACGGTAAGCAGTTGGCGTACAAAATCAGTATGAACTCGGTGTATGGATTTACTGGTGCGGGTAAAGGTATTCTTCCATGTGTTCCCATCGCATCTACTACGACATGTAGAGGGCGTGAGATGATCGAAGAGACAAAGACATATGTTGAAAAGAACTTTCCGGGTGCGAAGGTACGGTATGGTGACACGGATTCGGTGATGGTCGAGTTTGATGTGGGTGATAGGACGGGTGAAGATGCGGTAAAATACAGCTGGGAGATTGGTGAAAGGGCGGCGACTGAGTGTAGCGCCCTCTTCAAGAAGCCTAATAACCTAGAACTTGAGAAGGTGTATTGGCCATATTTCTTGTACTCGAAGAAGAGGTACGCTGCGAAACTTTGGACGCAAGGTAAGGATGGAAATATGCACATGGATTACATAGATATCAAGGGGCTTCAGGTTGTTCGCAGAGACAATACACCTCATGTTCGAGAGGTTTGTAAGGAGCTTTTAGATGTAGTTCTCACCTCGAGTGACCCTGGTCCACCACTCGAACTCGCGAGAGAACGCGCCATAGAACTATTGTCCGGTGACATACATAATGATAAGCTGATATTGAGTCAATCTCTTTCGGATTCGTATAAGGTGAAGGGGCAAAATGTATCCATAACGAGCCCCGATAGTATATACATCAATCAAGCACATGTTCAGGTTGTCAATAAGATGCGTGATAGGAAACCTGGATCAGAGCCACAATCGGGTGATAGGGTACCGTATCTACTCACAAAAACTGGTGATCCAAAGGCTCGTGCATTTGAAAAATCTGAAGATCCGAAATACGTCGAAGAAAATGGTGTACCCGTAGATTATCACTATTACTTTGTCAATAAATTCCTGAATCCTGTGTGTGATTTACTAGATCCATTATTTACAAACACCAAGGAGGAAATATTCGGTGAAATCATCACTCAACACGCACCACCCAAGAAGAAAAGAGAACCTGGGTTTAGTGGCATGAAAAAGGAACAACTCGTGGAAGAGTGTAAAAAGAGAAACCTAGACACGTCAGGTAAAATAACCGATTTGAAATCGAGGTTAAAAAACAACACCGAAAAACAGAATTCTGTTGAAGATCTATTTAAAAAATACGATCAAGATAGAAGTAAGCAATGAGTTCCTATGATAAACTTATCACGGTGTTTGATGAAGAATTGAAAACGCGAGTCAATGAAATCATAAGTGATTATGCCGAAATCATTTCAAAGAAACATGGTATACCTCTCGATCTATTATTGAGAGATGTGCCAGAAAATTATACTGGATCGGTGTGTAAAGGAACAAAGTCAAATGGCCACCGCTGTACACATAAGGGTCTTCACGATGGATACTGCGGGAAACATATAGCACAGGGTTCTAAAATTAAGCATAGAGATCTTACGAGTATAAATACACATACACATGGGAGTGATAAACTTTTCGTTCCCGATTGTCCAGCATGTATTCGCCCAAATGTATTTAGAGATATAAATACAATGTTTAATAATGAGTAAAACCGATATTCTACTAACATCAATTAACAACTTTTATAACGAAGAAAAGAATAGAACTAAACTTTTAAACATTTTAGACAAAACATCCGGAATTTCATTGAGAAACTTGGAATGGTTCATCACGAATTATGCCAAGAAAAATAACACAACATATACGACAACCGATGGGAAGTTGTTCACTGTTCATTGTGCATATAAGTCGAGTCTAGATGGCTACAGCAAGAAACTATTCGATCCATTTTGCAGGTCTACGAAGTTTCCTTATATTGTTCCGGGGACAGGTCATGAAATTCAGACAACATTAGCGCAATTGAATTTCATCAAATGGTGTATCAAGAACAACATCATTGATTATATTAGTAGTCACAAGACTTCACTGTTTAATAAGAAATTGACATAGATCCATTTTCAAATTTGAAAGTTAGATAGCCAGTGTAATACATTTGAAGTGTATACGTTTCCTTTGTAATATCTATTTTCGTTTTATCTAATTTAACCTCAAATACTGTTTTATCCGATTCGATACTACTAAAGTCCAGGTTTCCCGAAGGTTCCACATTTACTGGATTCATCGCGAAACTATACGTGTATATATTCCTGATTGGTCGCGCCAATCTATTTCTGTGAGGTACCAAATATTTAAAGTAGTTGTGATTTGTATTTGAAATGTTGGGAAGTTTATTTCCGTATATGAAAAACTGTGCACTCTCTAACACGGGGTTGAAGAATGTGGTATTTTCATCAAAGTTATCACTCGATGAAAAGTTAAATCGATTATGCATAAAGAACTTTTCTTCTTCACTCGTTTGAAGAGCGTATACGGATGCATACCCCCTCGTATCACCCGTAGTTACATCTGGGCCCACACCCAACCGTAAACCATTTGTCGATAAAGATACCGAATGCCCAAACTGATCGTTAGTGATGGTTCCTATGATCGTCTCACCGAGTTTTGTCCATACACTATTTTCATACACATACACTTTGACATCACCTTTCCCATTTCCGGGTGATCCTGTGGCTACACGAGATCCATCACCAGAGAATGAAACCGAAGTACCAAATTTATCACCAACCGCGGTACCGTTGATATCCGAACCCATCTGACTCCAGTCACTGGCACTATATTCATAGATTCTGATGTATCCAGTACCACTACTATTCTCTGGTCCTCCCGCGACTACTCTCGAAGCGTCATCTGGTATAGACACAGATGTCCCGAATGCGTCACCCGTCGTTTTACCACTTATTTCTGACCCGTCAAGAGCCCAAGCTGTCCCACTATCATATTCGTATACTCGAACCTTTCCTTGATCATTACCCGGAATACCTATGGCCACGATAGGTCCAGATGCCACTGTATTCTTCATAGAAACGGCTGTACCCAACTTATACGAAGCTCCTCCACCAACGATATCAGCTCCAACCTTTGTCCATACAGAATCATATTTATACACGTTGACAAGACCAGAATCTGATGCGGTAGTATCATCGAATGGTGCACCTACGGCTACATAGGTACCGTCGT